ACATATTAGACCAGATAGAGAATTTCAAAGGAAATAAAAAATATAAATCACTATATTTAACAGCTAAAAACTGGTTAAAAAGAGAAAAAACTTCCGCTAAAAAAGAGAAACTAACCACGGGCCAGAAGATACTAGGAGAGGAGACGTATAACGAAGTACTAAAAGCCTTAAATATCCCAGAAGATGAAACTAAGAGAATTAAATAATAACGACTTAGGCAATAAGATAAAGGGGGTAGCGATACTTTGCGGCCTGCATAACCAGATAGGGGAGGTAGAGTTAGCTATGCTCGTGGACTTTTTAAAGCATCATTTCGTATACTTGGAAGAGGAGGGCTTTGTAGAAGCTTTTAAATTATACGCAGCGAATAAGTTAGAATATAAAGAGCCAGTCTATAATAACCTCTCTGCTTTCTTTATAGGCAAGGTATTAAGCTCTTACAAAGACTTTAAAGCTAAAGATAGGGCTAAGCCTAAGCGCATAGATTTAAAGGCCTTAGAAGCGCCTAAAATGGACGAAGACCCCAAAGACAGTTATACTTTTATTTGTGGAGTGGTACAAAAGGAGGGTAAATTACCCCGTATAGCTAACTGGACGGAGGCTTTTAAGTACTTGGTACAGTCTGAGATAGTAACTATATCGGAGACAGAGAGGGAGTTATTTAAGTCTAACGTAAAGGCCTCAATACAGAACGAATATATAGAGGCTAAAAGAAAGGGGAGACCTAACCAGAGGCTAAGAGATGTACTTAACTCTTCTAAGTTATTCAGTAATGAGTGTAAAACTCGGTATGTTAAACAGTATTTTAATGATATGCTATCTAAATGATTAAGCCTAAAAAAAATAAGTGCAGGGGTACGGGTCCAGCTAAAGGGGTAGGCTGTGGGGAGTTAGTCTATAGGATGCGTTACGGGTTAGGCGCCTGCTGTATTAATAAATTCTACCTAGAGACAGAAGAGGGCAGAGATGTAATGGCTAAGACGACCATAAGGGCTAAAAATAAGACAGCTAAGGAGTATAAAAAGAAGCGGACCCAAGAGAAAAAAGATAATAAGAGCACCCAGAAGCGTATAGGAGAGCTACAGACGGAGATAAATACTATAGCTAGGCTAATAGACATAGATAAAGGCTGTATTAGTTGTAACCACGGATGGGGTAGCGAATGGACTAGACAGGCTCACGGAGGGCACAGGTTAAGCGTAGGAGACCAGCCCGCCTTAAGGTTTAATTTATTTAATATTTATAAGCAATGCTCTATTTGTAATAATCATAAAAGTAGTAACCCTAGAGAGTACGATAGAGGCTTAAAAAAGCATTATAATTTAGCTGCTTTGGTACGTGCTAAGAACCTTAAAGCACAGTACCCGCTATTAAAATTACCTAGATATAGGGTAGAGGAGAGCTTAATAATAAGCAGGCGTATAATAAGAGAGATAAAAGCTGGTAAAGATTATAGTAGAGAATTAGTTAATAAATTACTCGCTATTTATGAATGAAATAATACTAATAAAGCAGGACGACGGGACCTTTAAGCCATCTTACGGTAGCGACTGGGAGCAAGCTAAGAAAATAAAGTCTGGACAGGAGTATAGATATACTTATAAAAAGCCTAGAAATATAATGTTTCATAGAAAGTTTTTTGCCCTTATAAATTTAGTATTTCAGAACCAAGAAATATACAATAACGTAGACGATATGAGAGAGGAGCTTACTAAGGCTAGCGGGTTTTATACCTCTTACGTTAATCATAAGGGCGTAACGTGCTATAAGGCTAAGTCTATATCCTTCGGCTCTATGGACGAGGTAGAATTTAACGAGCTTTATAAGAGGTTTTTAGATACTATAATTAATATATTTGGCTGGGAAAAGGAGTTAATATTAGAGA